GACAGGGGCCAGTGCGCTTTCATGCAGGTACAAATGCGTTGCAGCAGCGCGTGGTCTGGCAGGGGAACGCCTACGAAGCATTTCCAATTGAGGTCGAGGGGTTCGAGTTCAACGGCAATGGCCAGGTGCCAAGGCCGCGTCTGCGCGTGGCAAACGTCACTGGAGCCATTACGGCGCTTGTACTGACCTATCAGGACTTGGTGGGTGCCAAGATCACACGCAAGCGAACGCTTGCCAAATACCTTGACGCAGTTAATTTTTCCGGTGGATCAAACCCAACTGCTGACCCTTTGGCGGAGTTTGCCGATGACATTTATTACGTGGATCGAAAGTCGCGTGAGACTAGAGATGTTGTTGAGTTCGAACTCGCGGCTTCATTTGATCTTGAGGGCGTAACTTTGCCGCGCAGGCAGATCGTTCAAAACGTATGTCCCTGGCGTTACCGGGGATCTGAGTGTGGCTACACAGGCTCAAATTATTTCAACGCTAACGATCAGTCGGTAGTTTCAAGCATTCAGGATATCTGTGGCAAGCGATTGGCTTCATGCCAAGTGCGGTTTGGACAAAACGCTGAGCTTCCATTCGGCGGTTTCCCCGCAGCTGGGTTGATTCGTTGATGCAAAGCGAGAACCAGTCTCTGGCAATGGATCACGCCCGCGAGGAGTATCCACGCGAATCTTGTGGCTTGCTTGTGATCCGCCGGGGCCGTGAGGTGTATGTGCCTTGCCGAAACATCGGCGTGGGCACCGATCAATTCGTTATTCATCCCGAGGACTTCGCACAAGCTGACTCAAGGGGGCAGATCGTAGGCGTGGTGCACAGCCATCCGGGCTTACCTCCGACAGCGAGTCAGGCCGATCGCGTGGCTTGTGAAGCCAGTGGTTTGCCTTGGCACATCATCAGTTTTCCCAGTGGTCAATGGGCGCAAATTCAGCCTTCTGGCTATGTCGCACCGCTTGTGGGGCGTGAATGGTCTCACGGTGTTCTTGATTGTTACGCGTTACTGCGGGACTGGTTCCAGTCGGAGCGTGGGGTTGTGCTTCCAAACTTCGTGCGCTTTGATGATTGGTGGAAACGTGGTGAGAACTTGTACATCGACAACTTCGAAAAAGTAGGTTTTACGCAAGTCAAGCCAGAGGAAATCCAAATGGGCGATTGCATCTTGATGCAGGTTGCTTCGCCTGTTCCCAATCACGCTGCCGTCTATCTCGGGGATGGACTGATCCTGCATCACTTGCAAGGACGTCTTTCCAGCCGGGATATCTACGGTGGGTACTGGCAAAAAGTTACAACGCACGTCATTCGATATGGTCACAGTCATACTTCTCGGTGAACTCGGACGCAGCTTTGGGCGCAGGCATACCCTTGCCATTTCATCAGCCGCAGAAGCGATTCGCGCGCTTAGTGCCAACTTTCCATCCTTTGAGAGGGAGTTGGTTGCGTCCGGTGAACGCGGGGTTGGCTACCGGGTGCTTGCTGGCCGAGATTCCCTTAATTTGGAGCGATTGCACGAGCCCACCGGCTCCCAGCGCATCACGATTGCGCCGGTATTGTCTGGCGCTGGCGGAGATGGTTTGGGGCAAATCTTGCTTGGCGCAGCATTGCTTGCCGTCGCATGGTGGAACCCACTTGGCTGGGCTGCATCGGGTGCATTTCTGTCTCAGGCCACGCTCTATTCGGTGGGCACAGCCATGATTCTTGGCGGTGTTGCGCAGATGATTGCACCCACACCTAAAGCAACTGAACCATCTGAGCGTCCAGAAAACAAGCCAAGCTACAGCTTCAACGGTGCAGTCAACACGACGGCACAGGGTCACCCCGTGCCTGTGGGTTATGGTCGATTGATTGTGGGCTCGGCTGTGATCAGTGCAGGTATTGATGTCGACGAGATTCCTGCATGACTGAACTAATCATCGGCGCAGGAGGTGGTGGCAAAGGGGGCGGAGGTGCTAGCGCACGCGTAGCCCAAGAAGCGCCTGACAGCTTACGCTCCAAAGCCTATGCACGGGTTGTTGATCTCATTTCCGAGGGAGAGATTGAGGGCTTGGTCGATGGGCTCCAATCGGTATATCTGGACGACACGCCCATACAGAACGCCGACGGTACAACCAATTTTTCTGGCGTAACGCTTGAGACCAGAGATGGCACACAACAGCAAAGCTATGTACCTGGGTTCTCTTCTGTCGAAAACGAGGTACCCGTTGGCGTTGAGATCAAGGCGAGCCAGCCTGTGGTTCGCTCCATCACTGATCCTGATGTAGACGCAGTCAGGATTAAGGTGAGCGTTGGGCAACTGACCAACCAAGACACGACCAATGGAGATCTGAACGGAAGCGCTGTATCGTTTTCCATCGATCGGCAGGTCAGCGGCGGCGGGTTTGTCGAAGTAATAAACGACACGATCTCAGGTAAGACCACGACCAAGTACCAGCGCAGTTACTACGTGCCGCTAACCGGTAACGGCCCGTGGGAAATTCGTGTTCGGCGTGTCACGGCGGATTCAACCTCCAGCGCCATCCAGAACAAGACCTACCTTGACTCCTACACCGAAGTTGTTGAGAGCAAGCTGCGCTATCCCAACAGCGCCTTGGTTGCGTTGAGGGTAGATGCTTCGCAGTTTTCGGCCATCCCTCGGCGCAGCTACGACATGAAACTGCTGCGTGTCCGTGTGCCGGTGAACTATGACCCTGGTACACGAACCTACAGTGGCGTGTGGAACGGAAACTTCAAAATCGCATGGACAGACAACCCTGCGTGGTGTTTTTATGACCTGGTCACCAGTACCCGGTACGGCTTGGGTGGATACATCCCTGAGTCACAGGTCGACAAATGGGCGCTTTACCGAGTAGCGCAGTACTGTGACCAGTTGGTTCCTAACGGGCTTGGGGGCTTTGAGCCACGCTTTACCTGTAACTTGTATCTTCAGACGCGCGAGCAGGCTTACAAGGTCGTGCAGGACATGGCCTCGATTTTTAGAGGCATGGTGTATTGGTCGGGTGGAGCAATCACTGTCACGCAGGACGCACCCAGTGATGCGGTTTACCAGTTCGCCCCCGGCAACGTGGTGGACGGAGAGTTTGCCTACCAAGGGTCTTCAGCTAAAGCTCGTCACACCGTGGCGCTCGTGACCTGGAATGATCCAGATGATTTCTACCGTCAGAAGGTTGAATATGTCGAAGATGCCGCAGGTATCGCCCGTTATGGGATTGTGCAAAGCGATGTAGTTGCACTCGGTTGCACTGCTCGAGGTCAAGCCCACCGGGTGGGCAAGTGGCTTTTGTTCTCCGAGCAATCTGAGTCAGAAATTGTCACTTTCCGAACGGGCCTTGAAGGTGCAGTGGTGCGTCCAGGCGACATCATCAAGGTCGCTGATCCTGTTCGCGGCGGTATGCGCTTGGGTGGTCGGATCGCCGCTGCAACGGCTAGCACTGTCACGCTCGACCAAGAGTTGCCAGCTGATTTACCTTGGCGACTCGCGGTCGTTTTGCCGAATGGAACTGTCGAGGAGCGACTGGTGGGGCCTGTATCCGGTCGCACTCTGACAGTGACGATACCGTTCAGCTCGGTCCCCCAAGTTGATGCAATTTGGATGTTGGCATCCTCAATCATTGAGCCGCAGCTTTTTAGGGTGGTGTCTGTCGCTGAGCGCGATCCGGGTGTCCATGAAGTTACGGCACTGGCGCACAACCCCAGCAAATACGCAGCGATTGAAGAAGGTCTGGCACTTCAGCCACGCTCGATTACTGTTCTTTCGGACATTCCTCCACCGCCTACGGGGTTGGCAATGCAAGAGAGTCTTTATAGGGTGAAAGACCAGGCTCAAGTCTTGGTTCAGGTCTCATGGACCGAGGTTCAAACTGCCATTGCCTACCGCCTGTCTTATCGGGTCGCAGGCGGAAACTTCGTAAGCCTGCCACTGACCAGCGCAAACTACGCTGAAATTCGTGACGCCCAAGAGGGGCAGTACGAGTTCAGTCTGAGAGCCATTGGCATCACCCGTAAGGAGAGCATTCCCGCAACCCTCAGCGGGGTAGTGCTGGGTAAGACGTTGCCGCCATCGGACGTCACTGGATTTACGGTCCAGCGCAGAGTTTCAGACTTGATGATTGCCTGGGATGAACTGCAAGATGCTGACCTCTCAGGATACGAGGTGCGCGTGGGGGCAGGTTGGGATGACGCTCAACTTGTGGCCAAGACGTCAGGTACTCAGATGTTGCATGATCAAAGTGCAGCAGGTCAGTACCCGTATCACATTCGTGCGATTGATACCTCTGGAAATTACAGCGCACACGTCACAACCTTTGTTCTGAATTTACTTGCTCCGAGTACGGTTCGGCAGTTCGATGTTGTGCAATCGGCCAATCGTTTGGAATTTCGCTGGCAACCTAACCCTGAGCCAGAGGTGGTGGGCTATGAGTTACGCGAAGGGGCGGCTTGGGACGCTTCGCTATTTGTTGCCGAGGTCAAATCCACCAGCTACACGCTGCCTTCCGGTTTTGATGGCGAACGTAAGTTTTGGATCAAAGCAATTGCGTCACCTGGGATTTACAGCGACACGCCGACCTTTGTCTCGACGGTGGTGACCCAACCTCAAAACGCAAATCTGATCCTCGCACGCGATGAGCAGGCTTTAGGGTTCCCTGGTACCAAGCACTTCGCATCGGTCGTCTCGGTCAATGGCCGCAATGTGCTGCGCATGAGCACAGGTGCTCAGACGGCTGAGTATCTGTTTGAGTTGGACTTGGTCTCACCCATCCGTGCTCAGAACACGCTGCTCAACAGTTTGGGTGCATCGGTTGATGACCGTACAACATGGCTGGAGGCGAACTTTCCTTGGGCAAGTGATGCTGCCAAACGCCAATGGGCATATGACGGTGCAATTGCCAACGTGGATGCGCGGTTTCAAATTGCGCGTGAAGATGCGCTGCAAGCCGGAGAAATTTACGGCTGGCGACTTAATGGCTCCACTGGCGGTCTTGGTAACCCGTTGCTAAGCCAAGCAGCAAGCGTGAGTTACGCCGCAGGTCGATATGGCGACGGGCTGATGGTCAAGGACACGACCCGAGTCGCTTGGAGTGTGAGCATTCCAGACGTCTTTCACACGTCATTCTGGTTTGCGCCTTCTGAGATTACAACTTGTGTCATCTGGGCAGCGACAGGCTCATCGGGGCAACTGCTCGTGGGATATGACGCTTCAAATGCCTCCTTTTTCTTGGAGGACCATCTCGCAAGGCGAGTGAGTGTTGCGTTCTCTGTATCCATTACGGACAGGATTTGTCTCGGTGTTTGTCAAACGGCCAGCGAGCGCCGACTCTTTGCAGGACGAATGGGTGGTGATGTCGATTCGGCGAGCGCTGCAATAGCGCCGGTCGGCACCTTTACAAGCCTGCGTTTGTACTAGATCTAGCTCAACAAAATTTCACCCAACCGTGGCGCTGCTCTCGCAAGAGGCGGCGTCATTTTTTTTAAATGAGGACTTTTATGATCCAAGAATCTATGCAGCTTTATGGCGCGATGACTCTCATCGTGCACCGTTCTAACGGCGAGGTTGAAACTGTTCACAAGGACAACATCATCGT